TTAAACCATTTTTCCATATTGTCCAGACACATACCGCCGTTTGCCCCCGTGGATGACTTCCCAATAGCCTTTAGAGTTGTTTGAACCTTTAACAGAACCTGAGATGTTAATTGTCTTGCCGAGACCAATTGTATCTACATTCTTGGCGTTTTTACGGTCTGGTTTGTCCATAATAATGGCTGCACTTTTAACACCAACAATTTTAATTTTGCCTACAGACTTAATACCCCCGCTAGTCTTGTTTGAAGGTTTAGCAGGAGCAGATTTTGAAGGGGTTTTCCCTAACTCTGCATCGCTCTTGATATAGCTTACATTAACGTAACCGCTGTATGTGGCTCCTTTAGAATTGGTATATTTAATGTAACCCCAACCATTTTGAGTCGATCCTTTTTTATATTGAACAGCCGAACCTTTAGGAAGAGCAAGCACAATAGACGAGTTGGCATTGCGTTGAGTTCTCACATTAAGACTGTCAGCAACAACTGTATTTTTAATATAAGATTCTTTTGTTTTATTAACAGGAGAATTTACCGTTTTAGACGGGGCGCCGCTGATACCGGCTTTAAATGAGTCCCATCTATCAAGGAGCTTGTGTGGACAATACTTGCCGGACCAGTGCTGGTGAGGGACCACGTTTGCAAGGGAAATGCCCTGTTCCTTCATGAGCTTTTTGATCAGCCATTGAGCATTCGTCACGGCTTTCTCAAAATCTCCATCACTATTCTCACAAATTTCAATACCGATAGATTTCCGGTTGCCGGTTCCGCTGTTTCCGTCTCCCGCGTGCCATCCGTTTTCATTCAATGGCAGATGTTGATATATCTCTTTTTCGTCAACCGTAAAATGCCAGCTGGTAGGTGTTTCTGGATTTTTCTCATAACGGGCGTGCATGGCTGCGTTTGCCCCTCTCGCCGTGTTCGCCGTGTTGTGAACGGTGATGTATGCGGGGTCCATTGCATATCCCGGTCTGTTATTGTGTCCTACTGGAATAAAGTCTTTTGTGATTTTCACCATGTTTCATCGTCTCCTTTTGAGTAATAAAATAAGCCGCTGGATTTACTCAGCAGCTTTTTCATCTTTTTCTGTTTTCTGATCGTTGTCACTTTCAATTACATGAAGCCGGTCAGTGATGGCGGCCGGAATTTTAACGCCGATCTGCGCTAAATTCTCTGTGATGGAAAGGCCCTCATTTGCAATATAAAAAAGAACGGTCGCAAAGGTCAGGACGCCGTTCAGATCCATAATCGTATCAATAGCATTCGCCACAATAACCACAAGGAAACTGAGCATTTTACGGACATAGCCGAACCATGCGCTCCGGCTGCGAAGCTCCTTGAATTTCCATGCTTTTATCACACCGGTAATGATGTCAATAATGTTCAGCACCAGCATTAAATCAAGATATTTCACCTCCCCGAAAAGATATGTTCTTGCAATCTGTAAGCTCTCAAAATTCATCCACACGTATATTCCCTCCAATTGTTATCACCTCCTTCGAGGCAAAATAAAAAACACCTCTCCGGGTGTTGATCAGTTTGCGGCGCCGCCTAAATCCACACTGACAGGCTGTTTTGTCATCGGATAGGTCAAGCCGGTTATTTGTTTATATTGATCTTCTGTAATTCTTCCCCACTCAACAAAACGGGCCACGTCCGCATTACTGTAATACTGCGGCCCCCATCCGTAGATGGTTTTAACGCTTTTAAACCAATCCATCATACCCCTTTCCCTCCCTCCGCCAGCATTAGATAAAGATTGGCAATCATTTGCGCTTGTGACTCGGCAAGGCTTTGCGCTTCCGCAAGTTGTTCTGTAATGGCCGCGTTCTGAGCTTTCAATTCATCAACGGTAAAAGGCACCCGCCCGCTTTCAATTTGCTTTTCCAGTGCTTTTTTCTCTTCCTGGGTGGCCGCCTCCGTCCATGTCTTCTCAGCGGGATGATACATCGCCTTTATGAAAGACGGAGGCTGGACGGTTGTACAATTCTCAGGGATTGTGTAGTTTCCTTCTTCATCAGGCTCAACCGGAACGGGTTTAGTCAAAATGAAATTTTCATCGTATTCATAAATCTGAATCATGCTGTCCCTCCTTCCTGAAAGCCCACGACCACATCCAGATAGTAGCCTCCGCCCATCTTACTTGAGTCCGCCGGGTCCGGGTATTTTATTTTCAAGTCTCCATCATCATAAATGATCAAATTTGCTGTGCCGCCTGTACCACTTAACGGCACTGTTATAACGGAACCGCCAGCGGGCGCGTATGCCGCGGGGATGGAGCCGAATATGATTTCGGCGTCTGTTTTCACATGCCCCCGTAAGATTAAAAATGACCCCCACTTTGCATACATCGGTGTCCGCGTCCCTGCTGCGGCTCCGTTCTTCAGCATGATATTGGCATATGTGACAGCTCCGTTCCATGTCTTCCGCTCGGCTGCAGATATATGCCTTTCTTGATTGTAGTTATGCGCTTTGAACTGCCGGGTCATGTCATCCCAATAAGCTTGATCTTCGGCCGTAACGTGAATGTCCGTGTTACTTGCATGGATATTGACTTTATCTCGCGCTCCGTCTTCTGTTTCCTTACTGTCCCAAGCTTTCCGATCAGCTGCAGAAACATGCTTTTCTTGATCGTTCGCATGGGCGTCTACTTTCTTTTGCGCGCCGGAGGGGGTTTCCTTGGCATTCCACGCCTTTCTTTCGGCAGCCGCAATATGCTTTTCTTCATCATTCGCATGTTCATTTGTATAAGCCTTGGCCTTTTCCTCTGCAGCATCCGCTTTTTTCTGCGCGCCCTCTTTCGTTTCAATAGCTTCCAGATCGGCAAATTTCTTCTGTAATTCCTCGACAGTCTGACTGATTTCTTCGACGATGTGGTTTATCCCGTCTCTCAGCGTTTCAAAATCATCAATGTAATAATCAGCTGTCGGAACGATGTTCTGATCCTCTAACGTTTTGGCGATAGAGAAAGTAAAAAATGAAGTCGCCAGCGCTTGGCCGTTCGTGTAATATAGTTTGATTTCCGCCTTAACCGTTCCGTAATGCTTGAGTTCTGCATTGGACAACACATATTCCGCTGTGCCGTTTACCTTGTCAGTGATGGTGAGGCTCTTTTTATAAAACGATCCATCATCATACAGTAAGACAATTTTTGCATCTACGGCTGACAGAGGCAACGGTACACCATCCTTTGTAAAAGAAAAAAACAGCTTTGCGCTGCCCGTGTCTTGCGTCATAAATTGTATATTTGTACTCCGGCCATTGATTGGATTTGTATTAATGTTGATCGGCACGCTGCCCGTTTTATACATCGTCGCTTATCCCTCCTTAGTGCTGCGGTGTAACCATCATTTGCGCCACACCGTACCCTTTTTCCGCATCGTACGGGGATTCAAATCTCATCACGGTTCCGTATCCGCCGCTTTCCGCCTTTGTCGCGATGCCGTCAACTGCTGAAACACTGTCACCGACGTTAACGGTATCATCAACGCGCACGAACACTTGACCAATCAATCCAATAATATGCCACTCGTCTCGTTCCTCTCGTGGCTTGTACTCAGCTTCCGGATCATAGTTCGGGTTCTCAGCTGGAATCGTAATGATGTCCTCACCGTCAAATACTTCCCGGTAGATAATGCCGCCAAATTCATCCCGAAGAAAACGATCATTCCAATAGAAGGCAGCTCCGCCAAGCACAACGCCGGCAGTCTTAGAAACGACCCCGAGTATCTTGTCGCCTTCTTGCGCTTTTCGGATTTTGTCCCCCTCTAACGCTACAAGATAAGATGCCTCTATCTTTGCTCCGTCAGCTGATTCAAAATACTCCGCCAAGTCTTTTAAATTCGATACACTTTCTATTGCGCCAGTAGCCTTGACTGTTCCATTCTTTGCGTTTAATTCAATTTTTTTGTTGGCTTCCGAGGCTTTGCCGTTTCCATGGCCTAAAGCCAATGTGTAAGATTTACTATTCTTGGTAGCCTTCGAGAACATGACACCCGAGGACGCCCCGTCTCCTGTTGTGTGAGAATCATATGAAAACATGACACCGTTGCGCGATCCTTCCGAGGAAGAACCTCCCGCATTTCCTGCAAGCAGATTGCGCTCACCCTTCGCGTACGTCGCCCCCGTACACGCAATAATCGCACTGTATTTCGTCAGTGCATGGCCGGATCCGGAAGCTGCTCGAAAGCCTCCCTTGACGTTATTCGGAACGACTGAATGCTTTTCCCCCGCAATGACAGCCGCATCTTTATAGCCGTAAGCTCTGACAAGAAAAATATTGGTCTGGGTGTTCGGGGATGTAATGCCGGCCGTTCCGCTTGCCACATGCATAAGCCCATTTAACAAGTTGACATTATATACGCCGCCCCCTATCGCGATGCCGGTTCTTGCGGAATCATGAATAACAAAATCAGAAATAAATACATCGTCGGTCATCTGATCGCCGCCAGTGATATAAATATCACAATCAGCCTTTTTAAATCCGGTAATGTGCAAGTTGTTTACTGTTATCTTCCTGCTCTTATACTGGAAGGCAATGATCGAGCCGTCTTTGTAGTCATATGTCGGATCGCCAATCGCTTTAAAACCGATTATCTGAACACGCTGGTACGCCGATACAACAAGGGCTTTCGGAGCTAATCCTTCATAAAGCGAATTATAGACGGGTTCCCGGGATGTGCAATCTACTAACGTCACATCGCGAGCCGTCTCGCTCCAAGGGTCTTTTACAAGATGGTGATCAATATGCCGTAAATCAAATGAGCGAACGTCACGAAAAGATTCATGACCGCGAATGTGAACGTCACACGGCGCCGGCCATTCCTTATGGGCTTTTACCTCTACGCCCCGCACATTCCCCTCTGTATAATTATCTATAACCCAAACATGCTTGGAGCCGTCATCCACTTCAATTCCGTTTGAATTGGCTCCGCCTTTACGGTGTGCAGTGCCACGCGGGTTCATCATCACATTGTTTGAGATGAAAATATACTCGCTGTAATGGGTCGTAATGCCGTCGTCACCATACCCCGAGCCGACACACTTGTCGATCCAAATATATTTGCTCCCCGTTGCCGTGTAATCTTTTGCCGTGATGTTATACGAAGGCGCTGATACATCAAAACAATGTAAGCCGGGATTAATGCCTTCAACCCCACGTACAATACCAAACTTGACTTGTGCGAAAAGCAGACAGCTTGAATGCACACCGCCGGTTGCGCCTACGCCGCCTTGGCGATCAGGGTTCCAGTCAAGCGACATACCCTCCACCACGATATTCCGGTTACCTTTCGCATGATCAGCATTTGTGACAACCCACTCACTGGCCGGCGTGTCCTCGTGCAGCTTTAGAGTGGTGACGCCCATGCCCTGGCCGATCAAATACGTCCATGACGGCAGCTTGATGCCCCTTATGACATATTCGCCGGCTGATAGATTGAGCCGCACCTTTCCGTTTCCGATCGCTCTTTTGAATGCTTCTGTGCTGTCTGTCTCCCCGGTAGGGTCCGCCCCGTAGTCGTCTACGTTAACGTTTCTGGTGATCTTACGCAGAAGTTTGTTATATTCCTTATCAAGACGCTCTTTCAACAGTGGGGCAATTTCCCCCTCAGCATTAACACGGGCGTCCACTACTTCTTTTACGTTGGTGCCATCTGCGTTTAAAATAAGATTCCGCACCCTGTTATACAAACCATTTATATATACACGCAGTGAAAAACCGTCGTGATCGATTTGATCCGACGTGTGGGCAATTTTCGCGTTTTTGTGGAATAATACGGTATCTTCAATTTCGTTTAATCCATTCTCAATTCTTTCGAGGTCTTCTCTTTGTTGAGATAGATAACGTGAATCTATGGATGTATCATAATCTTTTAATAGTTTCGTTGGCATCCTCTCACTCCTTTCAACCAATACAAAAAGCACCCCAAGAGAGGTGCTTTAAATCATCATTCTTAATTTCTGCACATAACGTTTTTGATCTTTCAATCTCTTTTCTTGCTCCATGCGGATATCCTGGATATCTTTACGGAAATTAGCAAAGTTCAATGTTGGCTTTGCATATGGATTTAAGGGCTTGTATTGAATGGAAAGCAGTCGGACATCGTCTTCATAAGTCACACCGTATGCTGTATCAGCCAATACGTGAAGTGTGTCTCCTTTCCAAAAATCATCTTGTATTTCAAGAAGCTTCGGCTCATAGATGTATTCATAATCCACTTCGATCTCCATCTTCGGGTAAGGATTCACGTATTTTTTAAGCGCCGTCATCATGCTGGATTCTTTTTTATAACGCTCGTCGCGCAACGGTTCCGCCCACCTCGGCATGCCATCAAGCAGGAACTTATCTTCGTCAGGGTGCTTGTAAAGGACTGGCTCAAAGACGTACTCCGTTTTTTTGCTGTCGGTGCTGCTGTTTTCCTTAATAGCTCCGAATCCCCGCGCCCGGGTAGAGCAACCTTCTGTCGATGTTTTAATTTTAATGCCGGGCATATTGTAACGAGAGTCAAGAGTGTGATTGATACGCTTTCCCATCTTTTTATAAACGTAAATCTTGTAATTATCTACATCAAGCTCTAAGCCGTAGTCTTCCACACTTTCGCTTATCAGCTCATTCGCGAACTTATCACCAAAATTCTCCTGCTCCACACTTTTAAATTCACTTTCCTTGTCTTTGAAAATGTAAGAGAATTTTGTCCCCTTCAATGTAAAATCAAGCACTTTTCGTACAGTCAATGTGCCGCTGATCGTCTCTTCTACATAATGATTATTCAAAACGGCAACGAAAACATGGCTTGCAGAAACTTTCTTGCTGAGTGTTTTTTCCTGAGCAGCCTCAACCACCGTAATAAAGTATTTTTGATGGTTAAATTTCTTTTCGTCCAGGTAAAGAATATTGTCATTTATGAGTAAGTCATATTCAATGCCGTTATCAGCAGTCCGAGTGATCGTAAACTCAATATCTTTTTTTCCGGTGGTATCATCTAATAAATCCGGATCAGCACCGATGACTTCGACAACTTGATTTCCGTCTTGACTGGAAACATGGAGCTGAGGGAAATAAACGTCTTTTGGCAAGTTGTGATTCAGCGTAATGTCTTTACCGTCATATTCTTTACTTGGTATGTCCGGCTCAGGATCTGGTGTGCTCGGATTACTCGGTTCGTCTGGTACTCCATCGGTTGTATCATATTTCGTTAATTTATAGGTGAAAATGAGGCTGTTCAATTTTGTTGCGTAATTTGGGTCGGTAGCATACCCGGCTTTGACGAGAGCCGCAGTTGCTTTCTGATAATCTGTTTCCCCGACGACAGCTTTATAATGGTTTTTGTCCCAGCTAAGGCCATTCAAGTACAGGTTTGCCAAGTCTTGTATAGATTCTTTCCATGAAGGGTACTTCCGGAATTTAGCCGGTACCTGTACGTTTTCTCCGTTGATAACTTCCCATGTTTGCATAATGACATATTGGCCGTTGTATTCGCCTTTCATACCGAAAAGGTTATGTCCTTTTGTCGCCAACTCACTTGTGCCCCACGCGCTTTCTAAGCATCCTTGCGCAATGATCAGTGATGCGAGAATACGGTGCTTTTTATATATTTGCTGGGCGTCGCCGGCAATCTCTTTAATAAAATCTGTATTCGCCATATAAACCGCCTGCCTTACAAGTAGTAGAGCCGCGTGTCAAATTCTATGACAAAATCATCGGCATTTTGAATTTCAAACTCATTCCAGCCAATTTCGAGGTTCGGCAGACGTCCAGATGTTTTTATCGGTTTATTATTGAGCAGCGCGTATTGCTTTAAAAACGATACATGCTGTGACTTCTTCAACTCCTGTTCAATCGTTAATTTCTCGCCATTGGTATGGTTAATTAGCGTTACATTCTTCCCCTTGGCGTTCAATAGGACGTTATACGCGTGATCAAGAGGATTGATTTGGACGTCTCCGGGATTAAACACAGAGAAATGTTTCTGATTCTTAAAAGAATAATTCAATTGATCATTAGGCGGGATGTTCATACCAAAAGTTCGCTTTGCCCGTGTGAAATACTGCTTATCTTTCGTTGTAAAGGTTGATTCTGCCATCCCGGTAATATTGGTAAACTCGACCGAAAAAACAGCATGTGTTTTCTCCTTTTCTTTGGCAATGCTGAAATTTCCATCACACATGACAAGGAAACGGCGATTCGGCCATAAGTCAGTAGAAATATAATAGGCAAATGGCTTCACCAATAAAGCATAGAGCTGATGCCTAAGCATATAAAAATTATTGTGAATTTTCGAATTCAAATATATTTCTACAGTGACCTTTCTTGATGAATAGGTCACGTCGCGTGGGTGCTGGGCTGAGATAACACCATGTCGCCGCGGAATAGTGATCGTTTCCCGATTGATAATCGGCGCTTCCGCTAAAAAACTCAACACTTCAAATTGAGGGAGTTGAGGGAGCAAGCTGTCAAGGCTCTGCTCCCCCAATCCGTTATCAAAATCCAAAAATAGTTTTACCAAGCCGGCTTACCCCCGTTTCTATATTGTTTTCTTCTATATCGGTCAGCACTCGTTTGGTCTACTCGAGCACCGTCAATATAGGTGTTGTTATCTTTTAAGACCAGTTGTTGCAATAGCTGAATGTTCTGCTGGAGAGCGTCGATCTGCTGCCCCATCATACTGATTTGCCTTTCTTGATTCTCCACGACCCGAGTCATATCAATATTGACGCTTTTATCATTTTCAGGCTGTGCCGCGGACGCTTTTTGAAGCAATAGTAAAGCTTTCGAGATCATCCCTTCCTGCAGAGAAGGCAGGACGCCAAGCTCACGCCCAACCCGCGCCCACAATCCGATGTTCCTTTCGCGGTATGCCGGATCTTTCGTAATGGTGGTTTCATCGTACCCTCGTTCGTTGAGGACGGCGAGCTTGGAGCCGCCGCGCCCCGGAGAAGTACCGCCCTTTGCATACCCCACATACGGGCCGCCGCGCGCCATTGATTTCAAGCCGGGATGATTTGATATATCTCCATATCGCCCTTTGATGTAATTAATGGCCGCCAAAACGCTATCTACGGGATTCAAAATGTTGTTGTGACCCGGAAATGCATTTGAGGCAAACGTACTTGGAATCGTCTGCATTAGTCCCTGTGAAGGATTACCTGCCTTCCAGTTAGAGTCCCACCTGTTGACGACATTTGGATTTCCTCCTGACTCTTTCATGGCAATCGTGATTAAGCCGGGAACCCATGAAAACGGGACACCAGCGATGCCGACGGCTTCTGCTACCCATTTTTGGACCTGGGCAGATCCGGTTGCGCCTTTATAGGCATCTGCCGTAAAAAATCCCACATCCGGCAAGACCCCTTTTAAGAATTGAAGGGCACCGCTTTTTAGCGTTTTGAGAATACCAGTCCCTAACCCGTCTATTCCGGTTCCTGTTTTAAATGGGATCATGCCTTTGAAAATGCTGCTGATTATCTTTTGCGGCCCTTTCATAATCATTTCCATAACGTTAGAAGCAACATCCTTCGTTTTGCCAATGACATTCTTGCCGACAGAGACAGCGCCTTTCACCAGCTTTTTTGATCCCTCAAACGCATTTTTGAAGAAGTTTCCGACCCCATTTGCATAACCGGGAAGCCCTGTGGCAGCTGCTTCTTTCGACTGAGCGTGCGGAAGAACAGACGTGCCGCGCGGAAGATCCCACACTTGCGGGCCGCCCATTCCGACAATGTAAGTGCCGATACCGGGCGTGTGAGCAAGCTCCCATCCTTCTTCCCCGACTAATGCCCGTCCGCCGGGGTGAAAGTCTGTTCCTTTGGCATAGGCTACTCCCGGTGCAATTTGCATAGAGGAAGGCTGACGGTTATTGTATCCAGCAGGCTTCCACTCTGGGATAGTATCCATGTGCATAAATTCTAAAATGTTATTGATCCAGCCAGTAACAGCATTAACTCTCTCAGCCAAGTCTACTTTAAATAGATCCCATACACCGAGTACCTCTCCAGTTTCTGTATTAACCTCGCTAATATGCCCAGCAGCTTGTTTTTTTGCCTCTTCTACGACACCTTTATGAGTTTCTTTTGCTTCTTTAATTGTCTTTTTAGCCTGACTCCTTGCGTTTTCCACGGTTTTATCGTGTTCTTCTTGAGAAATTGACCCTTTTACATAACGTTGCTCATCCGCGGCATCAATAACGGCATCACGTTGTTTCTTAGCTGCTTTAATTGTTTTCTCTTTTGCCTTGTTACTGTCTTTTATAACAGCAGCCGCTTGTTTAGCAGAAAGATTAGACGTCTCTTCTTTTAACTTTTTAGATATCTTTATCTGCTCAGCCTTGCTTCGTGAGAGCGCAGTCTCCATTTCTGAGAGCATCGCAATTTGGATTTTTGCTATTTCTTTATTCTCTTTTTCCGTGGTTTTTCGATTCTCGCGGGCGGCAGTCTTATAAATTTCATCTACTCGATCAACATACTTTTGGATCTTCTTTTGTTTTTTCTCGTTATAAGCATCAATTTTGCCAATGATTTTATTTTCTTCTTTATCAGACATTTCGTTATTAGAAGCATAAAATTCTTTCAGCACTTTAGTTGCATTGGTCGCGCTGGTTTTGTATCCATTTTTCAAAGAATCTCCCATGTCTTTAAAGCGCTTTGACATGTCATCTGCGATATCGTTCGTGATGGTAGCGTTGGTCGCTTTCAGGGTGTTCAGCTTGGCTGTAACCTCAATGTTCATGTCTTCATAGGCATTGACGGCTTTTGCTGTGGATTTTGATACACCGTCTCCAAAATCAATTGTCGCCGGAAGCACTCGTTTCTTTAAATTGTCATAATACTTAAATCCGGCATCAGCTAAGAGGGTCACACCCGTAATGAGCGCGCCGACTGGTCCGCCTAACAATCCGAGTCCACCACGTAAAAGACCGACAACAGCAGTGCCTTTTTTAAGTATGTTAAACAGGCCGAAACCGCTTTTTGCAAGCTTCGTAAATCCGCCGGCCCCTTTTACGGCATTTAATCCGGTTTTGATAATTCCGGCGCCGAACTTTAACAGTTCAGGAGCAAAAGTAAGAACGAGGCCCGCAATTGTTCCGATTGGACCGCCGAAAAGAGTAAGCCCAGTACCGGCCACACGAGAGGCGCCGCCAAGCCCGCGCATCGCTTTCGAGCTTTTAGTTGCCGATTGCTCCAGCCGGCCAACTCGTGTCGTTGCCACGGTGTTTGTTTGGTTGAGCCTTTCCATTCGGGTAGCTGCTACCGTTGCCGCAGTGGAAGTTGTCGCAATACCAGCTGCCGCTGTTCGGGATGCAGCACCTGCAGCAACGGCTTCAGTCGTATAAACGCCGAGACTTGCAGATGCTCGATTGACGTTACCAGTTAAATATCCCCCCGCCGTGCGGAGCATGTTCCATCCTGCTGCGATCCTCGGTAATGCCCCGATTAACAGCAAGGCAGCCCCGCCAAAAAGAGAAAATACTGTTACAGCTCCGGCCGTAATAGCAATTGTGCTTGCGACGGAGTTCGGTAAGGCGTCGAACCATGTCACTAATGAAGTCAGGCCATCAGTAGCAGCTCTGATGATCGGTATAAACTGGTTTCCCATGGTGATGACGGCGTTGTTTGTTGCAGATTTCAGATATTCTACAGATCCGGCCAGGTTGTCCATCTGCGTGTCAGCCACTTTTTCAGCAATACCGCCGCTGTTTTCTATTTCCTTTGTGAATTCTTCCAGCTTATCTTTACCTGCATGCATGAGCGTGATAAATCCAGATATAGCATGTTGTCCGGCCAGCTGTTTAGCGATCCGGATCTGTTCTGTTTCAGTATAATTTTTTGTTTTCTCTGTGATCTGCCCCATGATGTCGGCCAGCGGGCGCATCTTTCCGGTAGAGTCTGTCACTTTTAAACCTAATTCTTCAATAGCCGAAGCCGCAGGTTTAGGCGGAGCCGCTAAACGAGTAAGCGTCGATCGAAGTGCTGTACCTGCCATGTCTGCCTTTATTCCGCTGTTTGCCAGAATACCGGTTGCCGCGGCCAACTCTTCCATACTGAGACCTGCTGTTTTAGCAGCCGGAGCCGCATATTTCATCGTTTGACCAATCTCCTGCAAAGTGGCATTGGAGTTCGTGAACGTATACGTCATTGCATCGGCAACACGGTTTGTGTCCTCTGCCTTAATATGAAATTCGGTTAAGATGTCAGAAACGATATCAGCCGTTACGCCGAGGTCGGTTTGTCCGGCGGCTGCCGTCGCAAGCAAGCCGGGCATAGCGCCGATAATTTGATTCGTCTTATAGCCGGCCATCGCTAAATACTGCATGCCTTCGGCTACTTGCCCATCCGTATACTGTGTGACGGCGCCAAGATGACGGGCTGTTTCTGTTAATGATGCCATTTGATCGTTCGTTGCGTTCGCCAAGGCGGCGACACGGCTCATATCTTTCTCGAAGCTTGCTGCGGCCTTAACGGTTGCACCGATCCCAAGTGCTCCGGCGGCACCAATTCCCACTAATGCCTTTCCTGTGGCTTTTGCAGATTTATAAACAGCGTTTAGCTCTTTTGATACATTCTTTGAATCCTTTTTAAAAACAGAAAAAATTCCTGCAGCCCGACCGCTGCTGTCTGACATGGTCTGAAACTCTTTGCTGACTTTATTCAGTTCTTTGCCGAGATTCTCATGAACCGCAATAGCATCATTCAAACGCCGCGCCTGAATCTGTGTCTCTCGGTTGTCTTTTCCTTTTTGTCTGACCAGTTCTTCATACCGCTGACGGTGCTCTTGGACCAACCGGCCTTGAATCTTATACTTATTACTCAAGCCCTCCATCTGCGATTGCAGGATCTTTGATTGATCGCCAGCATTTTTATAGATGCTTCCGGCTGCCTTCATTTCTGAATTGGCCAGACGCATCTGCCTTTTTAAGCCTTCAATACCCCGGTTAAATCCTGTATCATCAAGGCCGACCTTAACGACCATATTTCCTATTGGTTGAGCCATATGTATCCACCCCGCTTTCCTGGCAAAGATTCAACAAAAAAAGACAGGCTATAAGCCCGTCTAAAAGAAGACATCTTCAAATTTCACTTCTTCTGGTTTATTGGTTTCGGTCAATATCTCTAAATAGTGATATATGTCCATCTCGTCAATTGCACTCATACTCCACCCTTGTTGCAGGAGAGTGGCGTAAATTTCATTTATCTGCTCTATTCCGCGCTCGTAGGTGTATTCTTCTCCGTCTGTTCCGGCAAAAAATCCTGATCAGCATCCTCAATTTTTTTATAGCCGGCAACTTCCGAGAGAATGCGGCTTATTTCCTTAGTCACTTCAAAAGATTCCAGCCCCTCAAATAATTGATCGTAAGTAAATTGGTTCCGGAATAGCCCAACAATAAATTGCAGCTGTTTTTCAAGAATCTTGATGCTTTTCTCCAAATTTTCTGCTGTTTTTTCAGCTTCTGCGTTCAACCGTAATGCTTCAATAAGTGTTTTCGTACTTGTTCGAGGTGCAATAAATGTTTTCAATTTCTTTTCATCTTCGAACCATAGTTTGATTGAAATATGTTTTTGAGCCATGTCGACTCCTCCTTTTAATTGTTATAGAAATAAAAAAGGAAGCACTCTGCTTCCCTTTTTAAGCGCCAAGATCAGTGCTTTTACTTGCTTTGGGTTCATCTTTAGATGAAGTGTAGGCGTTGCCGTATACCTTTTCATAAAACTTGTCTAAGTCGAAATTAGGTGCGTCTTCATCTGCGATGATTTTATACACATCATCCTGATCTCTTTCGAGAAACTCCGCGGACAATTTAGAGGTCTGGAAGTCTATTTTTTCTTTTTTTGTGCTCCAGTCATCATCAGGCAAAGTGAATCGGCCTTGAACTAAGCCTACATAACGTTTTTTACTGTTTGCTTTGACACCAAAGAAGGTCATCGCAATCCACGGCGGAGTAACGTTTTTCTTAAAAAGATATAAACCGTCTTTGGTTTCCTCTATCCCAAATAAATTGACAAGGTGTTCCGGCGGTACGTCTCGCATTTCTAGATCGAGTTTCGTTGAGCCAGTCGAGACAGCTAAATCAACTACTTTGTTATCTGCGTACTGTTTTTCTGTAGATGAATCGGTTGCCATCTTTGCGTTGATAGCATGTGGATAATCAATGATCTTACTGGCGATCCACAAGCCATCTTTTTTGATTAATGGTGAATATTTAACGCCTTCCAATCCCACCATAGAACTGTATTCGGGCATGATAAAACCTCCAATTATAGTAAAATATTGGCCTCAAACCGATATCCTTTTCGGATGAGGCGCTCAGATTGTAAAAATTCATTAATAGGACCATAAGTCTGGAAATCAAAAGTTCCCATTACATCGACGACAGCAGCCATTACGGATTCACAAGACTGATTGTGGTACACATCAATCTGATATAGCGTGCTGTCCTGAATAGGCTTACCGTCTGCCCATTTGGTTGTTCGATAATCTAATTCTTGTACGACAATATAAGGCGGCTGGCTTTTTATCCCATCCGGCACTGCCATTTCATAGATATTGCCGGGGTCAACCAATGATAAAAGCGCCGGATGGGCTTCCAGCGCTTCAAATAAACTGTTTTTCAATTGTTCAGCCCGTTCGATAAGATTCACAGCTTGTATCCCGCCTTTATGACTTTTTCCATAGCATCAAGCATCTTGCCATTCGCCTTTACCATACTCCGGTGAATAAATGGATTGGCAGCTTGATGGAGCGTGCCGAATTCCGGCAAGTGAACACGGAATTTTGTATCTTTTGTAGGGCCTACAACTGCGTATATCTCTCCGTCTTCGTCCCGCCTGATACGGCTGCCGACTATAATATCATCTTCAATGTGCGGATGACTTCCGCCAATGGAAGAGCGTGGAGCTTCCTCATTAATTTCCGCAGCCAAAACAGCCCCTCCGGCTTTCACTGCTGCTTTATGAATCTTTTCATCCTTACGGGCCAGATCAGCAAAAGTAGATTCAAGCTCTCTAAACCCTTTCAATTCCAATTCAAAGTTCATCGGCTCACCACATTCGCTTTAATCGTAATGAAATGCCGCCGCGAATAATTCGGCAAGATAGCCTCAATTTCATATGAAACGCCCTGAAAGACGATTCGCATATGTTCATTAATATCTTCCCGGTGCCGGATTGTAAATTGAACTGTTTTTTCTTTTTGTATGGCCGCTGCAGCATAATATTCCCGGCCTTTTAAGCCCTCCGCCTTTGCCCAGCATTCAATAACTGTTTCCCAGCTATCATTTCCCTCCACAGGCAGGCGGCCGCCGGGCTTCTTTTTTTGAAATTGAATGCGGTAACGCATATCATTCAGCATCTGACGCCCTCCCCGGCAATGTATATTTCAGCTGATTGATTAACGAGGTCAGCACACCGTCTAAATTAGATGTTGTACCAGCTATTTCCCTGTTCTCATACCAATGTGCCACAAAAGAATTTACGCACATGGCGGCCCGTGCTGATTGATTGGGAAAAGCAAGTCCCGTTGCCGAAGTGATGTATTCTTTTGCGGAGGCAATGAACGCGAGAATTAAATCGTCCTCCAGATCACCATCAACCCGGAGGAATTTTTTCGCTTTTTCTAATTCTATTTTTTCAGCTTCTGTCATCTGGCATCACCTGCCTTTCATTCTGCAGGAGTGGCGGATTTCAGTTCATCAATTTGTTTTTGCATACCATCAAGCACAGCCTTCACTTCACTGTTCAGATGATCCAACATGATGCTGCCAGTCCCAACGTTCTTGCTGCGAACTGATTTTTCGCCCAGCATTTCATGTGCAATGCTGCCCTCTTCAATGACAGCCGGATCACCTTTTTCACCTTTCGGGCCTGGATCGCCGGGTTCTCCCTTCTCGCCTTTTGGTCCTGGTTCACCCGGATCACCCTTTAGGCCTTTTACGTAAAGAGGATTTTCTTCGCTGTTATCAGCAACCGAAATGTCAGTGATCGGTACTCCTTTACCGTTGTCCCTCGCAGAAGTTAATACACCGTTACTTTCGTTCAGAATATTGTCTAATTTCGCCATGTCGATCAATCCTTTCAATTTTTATTTTTACTTTCCAAGATCAGCAGACTGTTCAGGCGTTTCTACCTTTGCGTCTTCCCCAACAACAAGGTCAGTGACAATGACGGCCGCTTCCGGATCTACCACTTTTCCGTCAAATCGTTCAATACCACGGAAATATGTCTGATCCGTAAGAAAAGCGTCTCCGCCTACATCTGTAGATTTGATTTCGAATTTTTCACGGTCAAACATGAAATATGCACTTTCAAAATCACCGAAAAGAATATGAGTCTTTTGTGTTTTGTCGTCAGTTACAATTTCGTCATAAACCTCAACCGGACGTCCGAACAAAAGGAAGCTGTCTTCGTCCCTAGGATCTTGAGCTAAGATGCCTCTGCCGTTTTTATCTTCAATATTTGCCAGAGTTTCAAACGCTTCAGTATTCATAACCCACTTTGCATTTTTACGATATCCGCGTTTAATCTGGTTTTTAACCTTGCGTAGAAATTTAATCGTAATTACAGATGGCGCTTTAAGCGTTTTGTATTTGCCGCTGGTAATGATGCCTTCAACATTCGTCTCCCCACCTTTTCCATAAAAGACTTCATCATTTTCTGTTACTACAGCGGATTCAGAGAGCCAGTCTACGATCTCGCGAACAAAGTTTACAAAAGAATCATTTAATAGCTCGCTAGAAACAGGCAAAAATCCGGCGAACTTTTTAACGTTGTACCAGATTTGTTCGAATTCCATGTTTTTTAGTTCTTTAATTTGTTCTTTCTCGGCTGTATTATAGAGTTTTCCGGCTACACCTTTTCGGACTGTATAACTCCCTGATGGAGCAGTCTTAGGCACAACGCGAACCAGATTCCGAACGGAATTTAATTCCTTGATGGATTTCAAAATCTCTTTTGAAATATCGTCCGGAACAGTATATCCGCCGTCTTTATCACTTCCAGCAGACAAAGAGCGATTTTCTTTTAGAACACGCTGCATCATGCTTCTTTCTTCTTCGCCAAGGTCATGGCTGCGTCCGGTTAACACTTTAAACCAAGCATCCCGGTACTCATTTGTGGCTGTTAAGATGTCGCGCTGTTCCGGTTCCTCATCAGGTTTTCGTTCAAGTTCCGGTACAAAGTTTCGCTCTTCACCCAAAGCCGGCAGTTCCAAGCCGCGTTCTTCTGACATCAGTTCGATTTGTCTTTGCAGCGCCTTCGCTTCATCAAGCATGCTGCGGGCTTCTTCGGATTTCCCTTCATCCAAAAGGTTGGATGCTTCTTGTTTTTTCTGTGTGAATTTTTGTCTTAATTCACGTTCCTTTTTTGTCATTGCTACTGGCATTCAGGTATCCTCCTTATATTTGAACATAAAAAATAGACCTACAATGTGAGGTCTAAAAGTTCAAGTTCCATTTTCAATTTTTCAATTGGAGCAGTCCTCATTTCTTTTAACTGCTCCACTTTTTCTAAACTGCGTTCACCAATCACTGCCTCCGTATCGCTATAAGCGGGCGTCGTTACGAGAGAAATGTCAAAGATACGTTCGATATTATTGATGCGGCGTTCATAAATGTCCTCTTCATCATTATGACGCCATTCGTCCGGATCTCCTTGACTGTAATCCAAAGAGAAAACAAAGGAGCATTGATTGATGACTCCGCTTCTGATATTCTCCATTAAATCCTTTGCGTACGTCGTTTCTGTGGGGATAAAACGAAATTTCAGACCGATAGCATCTATTTCCAGTTCAAGCCTCCCAGTTTCACCAGAAACCGTATTTCTCGCTAACGGATAATCCTGACGGTGGTTAAAAAGCGCCACAACATTAGAAAAATCTGTAGAATCTAAAGCGTTTCGGCTGATGATTTCTTTAAACCATCCTCCCAAGCGCTCTGACCACTTTTCGAACTTCAAGGCATATCCCTCTACATAATCCCTTTTCTCTTTTCCTTCATCATCGGCAGCCCTCATCTCAATCTTTGTCGTCAGGTGCCGTATTTCCTTGCTCATGTTTGCCATCACCTCCTTTACTTGAGCCAGCTTTGTTCATTTGATACTGCTCCAATGAATCAAGGAAGGTATAGTTAAGCGACACAAGGTGCCTATCACCGTGTTCAATCGCATTTTTCTCTTCCAGTGCACGAATTTCATTGATATTTAAGGAGCCGATCCGCTCCATAATTTCGTAATACTCCGCCCTTGATTTTGCATCACCGCGCAGCTCGCTGTTTACATTGAATTTGATGTAAAATCCTTCACTTATTTCATCATCAGTAAAAAGCTTTGTGATGATTTCCTGTTCAAAGGATTCCAGCCAAGGATGCAGCGTATTTTTCACATACTCAATGGACTGGTGCTCAATATTGTTGAAAGTAGCACGATCCAGTTCATTAATTTTGTGCGGAGGGACTTTATAGATAGACGCAATTTGTGCTTTGTTGAATTTCATCGACTCCACAAATTGCGCTTCTTGTAAAGGCATTGAAATTGATTCATATGAAAGACCGGCATCAATAATTGCGATGTTGCGGCCCGCATTGACTTTTTCCCATTCATCTCTAGCCCGATTTTTTGCATCTTCATCAATTAATGTCGGGACTTTCAATATTCCTCGGGGAGTAGCATCATTTTTATACAATTTCGCATTGAATTTGGTTGCAGCAGACTGCGCTCCGATATGTTCCCGTATGACACCTATCGGGCTTTTGCCGTTAATTCCGTCTTCTGTCATACCCTTGAAATGCAAGACCTCATCTGCGTACAATTCAACACTTTTGGAATTAATGACAGTTTCATACCACAGCAGGCCGTTGTTCGGGTTTACATAGGGTTGTGTATTAGCCGGATTTAACGGTAATAAGGCTATGATTTTACCCGTTTTATCTACTTTGATATAAGAGTAAGCATTTCCCCAAAGACAGACGTGGATCATCATTAGCTTTTTCCAAGTAAAAGCCGTCATGTATTGATTCGGTTTGAGATAAAGCAATTGGGCAACAGGATGATCCATACGGCTTATAATATTTCCTTGCTTCTTTTTGAATGTATGGATGGCAAGCTTCGCAATGTCATCAGACAATACATTCACACAGGAATAGACATCAGGATGAATTAAGGCGGTTGATTCGCTCACACGTTCACCGCTGGCCGTCTTTGAGCCGCCGAACATATCAATGATCCAGTCAGGAGGGTTCGCAAGATTCCAAGTCTCTGATTCATTTGATCTTTTTGAAAACAGCCCTTCCAAAAACAATCAATCACCCCCTTTTTTGGCTAATTAACACCGCATAAAATATAAAAAAGACACCCGTCGTCAAAAGACCGATGTTTGTATGCAAGCGATATGCGGCGCACGCTATAAATGCTGCACCTGTGATAAAAAGAAAATCGTTTAACAGAAGCAGCATGAATGCGAATATTTTTTTCACGATTACACCGCCCTTAGAAAGAGAATGACGCTGATTTGATATATGAGTTCAGGTCTACTTCATTATCAGTTTGAGAAGCTCGTACATAAGCATTAATCAATGCGGCTACAGGATCAATCCGTTGTGTTGATTTGGATTTATCCAGCATGATATTCTCTTGAGCATCTACTTTGGTTACTGCGTTCCCCATCGCCCAAGTTAGCAGTGAATTTTTCGGATGAATGACTTTTTTTGATTTCACCTTAGCTCTGAAGCCTTTAGTCGGTTCCGATAGAGTAGCAACCCCCTGACGAATTTCAATCATTACATATCCGTCCGCCTCCATCTGCTGAGCAAACTGCGTCGCATTGTATGGATCATATCCAATTTCTTTGATACGCCAGCCGTTTTCCTGCTCCATCTTTTTGATGTAAGCCCTGATGTAATCATAATCAACAACAGCCCCGTCAGTTGTCGTAAGCCATCCCCTATCTTTCCATGTGTCATACGGGACGTTGTCGGTTTTCATTCGCTCAAAAAAAGTATCTTCCGGCATAAAACTGTGGCTTTCCACAGCAACCCGCCCATCATCCAAAGGAAAAACAAAAGATGCTGCGGTTAAGTCGATTGTTTTTGATAAGTCAATACCGACATAGCACTCTCGGTTTTTCAAGTCTGGAAGTTGATCAGATCCGCAGTCTGTCCATGCCTGCATATCCATGTAGCCACCATCCCGCATGTTTACCCATACATCCATATTTTTTGTGAGGTAATCACGCATTTTTTCAGGAATAGCAAGTGCCATCTCAAGGCGTTCTCGTAAATATTTTTTCCCAACTTCATGGGAGGCTAATATCGGATTGGCTTTTATCCAATTTCTCTCATCTTTTATGTCATCATCTTTGTCTAATTCATTCACCATGACAAAATACTGTTCATTTGTCTCTACTTTGTTTGGGTCCAGAAGACGCGATACATAATCATATTCAACCCTATAAGCAGGATTGTTTAACTCATGTCCAGCTGTTGTGATGATTACCATTAAAGGCTGTGTTCTGGCGCCCATACCTGAGTCAAGAATGTCATAAATCTCTGAAGTTTTATGGGCATGATATTCATCAATAATTCCACATTGGGGGTTAAAACCATCCCCTGTTTTCCCAGCATCCTTAGACAATGCTTTAATAGTTGAATTTGTTTTTGGATGTTGGATAGTGCTATAGGCAATATTATATTTCTTAGGATTGTTAAGAAGGTCACAGCCTTCAATTTGAGCTTTTATTTCTTTCCAACAAATCTGAGCCTGCTCTGTTTTTGTAGCACCAATGTAAACCTCTGACATATTTTCACCGTTGGCCATAGCCTCATATGAAGCAACGCAAGCCAAGCTCTGTGTTTTTGCATTCTTACGGCCGACTTGCCAATAGACTTTTGTGAACCTACGGTAGCCAGTGTCCTTATGAATCCAGCCATATACATTGCCGAAAATAAAAATCTGGATTGGTTCTGGTACGATGTTTTCCCCAGCAAGAGGACCTTTTGTATGCTTGAACTGAGTCATCCAGTATAGGAACCGGCGCGCTTTTTCGTCATCAAAGTAATAAGGGAAATTTTCGGTCGCCTCTTTTTTAATATCTTCTAAAAAACGCTGGCAAGCCCATATGTGTTTTTCGCATGCCACAATCTCACCCGATATCACATCGCGCGAGTAATCAAGTAGAAACTGTTTGATTGTCTTCATACATTTTTAAACTCCTTTTCTGCAGCTGTTTTCTCTCGTTCTTCCTGTGTACGAGTGATAGCAAGCTTTGCCCGGGCAGATGGAGTCAGGCCGAAGTCATTAGCGGCCGATTTCATCTGATCATAATAGTTTTTTTGCCGCTTTAATAAAGGATGTTCTTCCCCTATTAACTTGATAGGATTGCCCTCTTCATCCTCGCCTTCTGTATGGACCATAATCCCGTCTTCTTCAATCACTTTTGATATAGAAATATACTGAGAGTAGGCGTTGCAGTAGGCGGCCAACATGCTGATGTCCGCTTCCGTGATGATCTCGACCTCAGCCAGTAAAGCAGCAACTCGTTTGAATTCTTTTTTTCCGACTTTATCCAACCACGTTGGCGGTTTTATATTATCGGATCGCATTTTCAGCTTTTTCTCGTGCTCTGCCCGGGCGGCCAGCTCTTCCGTATTCTTTTTATTTGGGTTGCCTTGTATCAATTGAAGCGTCGCTGATTTTGCAGGCCTCGGCATATACTCACCTCATTTCATGTCAAAAAAGTTGCATTTTTCGCTTGTTTTTTTCGCCAATCGTGATACGATGAAATCAACAACAAAACCAGTCGCACCAAGCCCTCTCGGCAAATTTGCCGAGGGGGCTTTCTGTTGTTTCCGGAACTTTGAAAAGCGGTGTTTGTTTGCAGAAGGGGGATCGCCGTTCTCCGTTCGTTTCCCTTCCAGAGATTTGTTAGGGGGGGGAGAGTCACTTGCCCTTACTACCGTGAGCCTTGTTGTGACAGGCGTTACACAAGCTTTCAAGGTTCTTTATGTCCAATCGTTTCGACCAATCTTCCTTTACTTCCACAATATGGTGCACCATGTCAGCCGGAGTGAAGCAATGATCTTTCAAACAATGCTGACAGAGATAATTGTCTCGTATCAAAGCAAATTGTCTTGTTCGTTTCCATTCAGTTGATTTATAAAAACTTGTTATTGTTTTGTCTCTTGAATGTTTGTTGTAATGTTTTATTTCTTCTTGTTGCTGTGTCTTATGTGTATCGCAGTATCGGTTACGGGTAAGGCTAGGACACTTAGGGACAGCACATATTTTTAAAGGCTTAGGAGGCATAATTCCACCTTTCATCTTTTGCTAGGATAATAAAAAAAACTCTCCTCGTAAACAACTTGGAGAGTTTTTGACTATACTTATTTAAGCGTAAACACCATTTTTAAAGTTAATAATAAATCTAGTTGGTTCATACTTTTCTTTACATAGGAGCCACTCTAATGCAAATTCGGTTTCTACAGAAGGATTTACCCAACAAACATCTGGTATACCTGAAATACAATCATAAAAATGATTAAAGTTATTTCGAGCCTTATTATCGAGAGAAATAATGAATTTATCTGTTACAATCGCAGCTTCTAATAGATGTATATCTTTTAAAATCGCCTCAACACGTTGTTTATCTTTAATGTTTTGTATCTTTATACGAAGATCCTCAACTGTTTCATGATCTGAAATTTTAATAATTCTTCTTTGATTTTTTAGTAACCCATAAACCTTAGCGGTATATGGCGATGGGTGCCTTAACCATTCTTCTTTTAAAGTTTTTGTCATACCAATTTTATTTTTCGTTTCTAAAAACATTTCTAAAAAAGTTGCTACACGTTTAGAAACTGGAGTTTTTGGGGAAGCAGAAGTTATTACACAAGCATCTATGATAAAACATTCTTCCATTAAAAGTCACCAGCCTGAATGAAATTCATTTCTGCTTCTATTTCAACTTCAGCAAAGTCTAAAGGCCAATCACCAAATGTACCTTCAGCATCTAACTCTGTACTTTTAACTTCTGTTTCTCCTAAACTATTTCTTTTAAACCAATTTAAGCTGACATGCTTATGGTTTATTTTTTTATTTGCTACCTCTGTTTGTATTCCCTTAATTATCAACGAACTATGAGTTTCAATAACAACTCTTACTCCTCTAGACACCGCCTTTTGGATTATCTGTGAGAAAATATATTGACCTCTAGGGTGTAAATGTATTTCAGGTTGTTCAATATAAACAATCTGTCCTGGCTTTGCATATACTAGCGCAACAAGAACCGGTAATGTTTGTGATACTCCTAAACCGACATCAGCAATATTCACAAAATTATCTTCTCCTTGATCGACGTTTGTACTGACGTTTATCTCAATCTGAGTATCGTTTATTTTTTTTGTGCCAATTTTATTAGTTAGATCTAATAAACTCAAATATCCCTCTACTTCTTTAGCTTTTTCATCGTTTTCATTTTTCCATCTATGCAATATACTTGCTACGTATCTCTCAAATTTACCTGGTAGATTAACAACACGATTTTCACGATTTACACTTGTAACTGGATAAGTTCTTTCAGGATTACCTCTTAACCCAGGTAAGTGAATAAGATTTTTGATCACTGCTTCTGGACGAGCACCCGGAAAAGATACACCTCGTTCTAAATCTTCCTCTAAATCAAAAATCAGTTCTAATCTTAAAAAGCATCTATTTCTATGTAAGCGTATTTTAGGTTTTTCTTTCTCACCTTCTACCAACTCATTAAGCAGTTTGTTTATTCTATTAGGTATTTGTTTTCTCATTTCTTCTGTGCTCATATCATGGTCGATTCTCACATGTTCATATTCCGGCTTATCATTTTTATGGTTTGTAATAAAATAAGTTGCATTTTTTACAATTAATTCGTCATTTTTTTTAGCATATGTAAATTTACATGTGTGTTTATTATCAACTTTAAAACCAACTTCAAAGCTATCAGCTTCATTTTTTTTTGATTTATGTAATAGCTGCTCAAAATTTGTAAACTTTGCTAAAGGTCCATTTAATAATAAAGCGCCCGGATCATAACTCTCTTCGATTGTTTGTTTTAATAATAATATAGGCTGTATAAAACTCGATTTTCCCGAACTATTTGTACCTGCTAGAATTGTTAAAGGCTTTAATTCAATTTCCTGTTCCTCATTGATTGATTTATATCCTCTTATAGAAATGTTAGTTAATGTATTACGCATTTTAGGCTTTTTAAGTGACATATAAAAGACCTCCCTTACTCTGTGGATCTAATTATCTATAATTAATCATAAAAATGGAAGTGTTTGCGAAATTTGTCGAACGATTTTTATGTCTTAAAGGTCTGTTGATGTATTCTTCCAACACTCAAGCCGTTAACCGCCGATTGTCTATCCTGAGATTTACCGGACGCTGTTTACAGAGAACATAAAAAGGCGCCCTCCCGCTTGGGAAAGCGCCTGCCTGTTTATTACCTATTACCATAATACCTTATCTAAAACAAAATGGTGTGCCGTTATTCTGCCATAAGTGTGCCAAAATTAACAATTGTTTAATTGGGCTTCTAAGGTATCTATCATTTTATATTGTGATGTTAAAACTTCTTTTTGGTGAACTAGTGTGTGCTTTATACCCGCAACAATATCTTCGAAGTAACCTTGGTCAATTAGAATACGCATATTCTTAGTTTTAGCGTCTGATCTTTTGCGAATGTTTACCGTTTCAAATCTTTTAAGGTGATAATTATAAATAAACAGCCGTTCTTCATGCTCATCGTAACCTACTATAGGGCCGCCTGTATTCATAAATCCTCTTCCTTTTAATCTTGGATGAGTAAAGCTGATTTGGTTATTTACATACCACAACATTATTTTGTCATACTCTTTTAAAAGATTTTCAACAGCTTCTACTTGTTTTTCTCGCAGAGAAGAAAGTGTGTTTATATTTTTCTGGATTTCCTTATTATCTTCCTCTAATTCTTCTAATATTTTATCAATATCTAGTGACATATTAATCCGCCCCTTTCTAATGACATAATAGCGCATATTTTTCCATTTATCCACATTATCCACGAATTACCCATATGTTATATACTGTGCAACTGCCCGAAGTGCCGTCAGCCCTTTCCACCCTTGTTTTCAAGCAATATCCCTAAAATGAATTCCACGTTTGCTTTTTGAGGGGAATCAATAAAAATATGCAGAAAAAAAGACTCATCCGGTTTATGAGATGAGCCTGCTTATATCTTGAATTTCTTCATAGCGTTGTTCATGGCATCCTGATTGATTCCAATGTATCGAAGGGTTGTCCGCTGATCTGAGTGATTAAAAATTTCCTGCAGCATGGCAACGTCTTTTGTTTGCTTGTAAAAATGGTATCCGAATGTTTTCCTCAGCGTGTGCGTGCCTATATCATCCAAATTGACATACTCAGCAGCAGCCCTCAGAATCTTATAAGCCATCGACCGGGAGATGGGCTTGTTGATCCCTTCGCGGCTTTTGAAAAGATATTCGTGATCTTCTTTCCCCTCAATATATGCCTTTAATTCTCTTTGAAGTTCCGGCGTCATTTCAATTCTCTTTTTCTTTTTGGTTTTCTTCTCTATAAGGTTGAAATACGGCCGTTTGGCGTCCCTTACTCTCAGTTCCAGTATATCTGATATGCGAAGCCCTGAGTTTATCCCGGTAACAAATAGCATGTAATTCCGCTCGCTCTGTTCTTTTAAAAACCGTTTGATATAGAAAATGCATTCCGGGTCCCTTATCGGCTGAACAAAATTCATTCCGGCGCCCCCCCGTCCTTATAGACTTCCGCCCGAAGAGCAAAGGCCAGCCGGTAAAATGCTTTTGCTTTCGTCCGGTAGTAGCTACGCTGGCTGAGTCTCATTTCTCCATAGACTTCATAATCATACATTTCTTCATTCTGCATGTAGAGCATGACAAGTATTTGCCGCTCCTTTTGAGAAAGCCGGTTAACCGCTCTTTGCATTCTCTTTAAAAACCGATCCCTTTCAATCTCCCAATCCATGCGTTTTAATGCTGCTTCTTCTGTGGAGGAATGAAATTCATTCGAAAAGCTGGGCGGAACAAGGCTGTATGTTGCGGTCACTTTCGGCAAAAAATCTTCCGGCACTTGTAACAAGTACATGCGATATTGTTCGAGCAGCTTTTCTGCTTTCATTCTCGTTGCTTCTTCGTCAATCTGAGGTATGTTCAATCTCAACTGGTCCATTTTATTTTCATTGTTGTTTTTATCTTTTTTATCCATAGCATTTCCCTCCCATTATTATTGCTGTCTAAAAGCTCCCCCACGGCCTCTTTTGTATATTGGCCTGTCTATTCCCATTAGGTTCTTTAAATCTCTCTCAGTAAGCTTCTGTGGCGTTTTTTCGATACTTTTGCGTGACGATGGCTGTTTTTCTTTAAAACCAATGCTCAGCGTGGCGTTTTTCTTTGCTTTCATGCCGTCCCTCCGTTCAAATAAAAAACGGACACCAATCAGAGCACAGTGATTCTGTGCAATGATCAGTGTCCGCAGGCTCTCCGTCTTGGACATATTGATTTTTGATTACTTCACGTAAAATTTTGCTGATTCAAATGTTCCGATATAGTTCCGCTTGCCGGAATCAGAGTAGCAGTCCAGCTGAATGACATAGTTTCCTTTCCCGGTCTTATTCCGGATCGCTTTCACGTTGAATGATTTCAGAGGCGTTGCCGTTTTGAAGCTGCCCCGCTGTACCAAATTCGTATCAGTAAGCCCGCCGCCGCTGCGCTTCTTGTATACGCCGGCCGTGTAATAAAGTGTGCTTGATCCTTTTTTTTCGGCTTTCCAGTCCACCGTTGAGGCACCGGCCGTGTAATTCGCGGCATCTGTAAACACCCGGCCGCTGTACCCGGATTCATTTTGCCAGCCGGACCATGCGGCGGAAGCAGACGGCGCAACGGCCGCGGCTCCCGTAAGTAATACTGCCGATAGAATGATTGATTTGAATATTTTTTTCATGATTGTTCTTCCCCCTTCAATAATTGAGCTGATTTGAGAATCTGTTTAAAATGTGACATTGCATGGTCCCAACCGTCGTAATGACAGGGACGATATAGTCTCTTGATGTCTTCCCTACCTGCTTCCATTTCATTGAATCCTTTGATGACTTCTTTGATATTTTGATTGTCGTCCAGCGTTTGGATAGCCGCTTCCAGATAGACTGCCTGGTCAAGAGTTTCCTCGAGTGCATGTTGCAACCAGCCGCGTATTTCATAGGCGTTAACTTGGACGGGCTGGCCGTACTTGGCAAGCGCCTTTTCCTGTTGTGCGTTTAGTTTGCTGATGACGGCTGAAATGATCAGGTTGTCAGTGTGGTTCATCAATACCCCTCCTGCTGCCGCTGATGATACATCCAAGTCAAATCTTGTATTTTCACCAGATAACATTGTTTTTTTCAAAGATAAAAACTGTCGTTTGCTTCAACCTTAGAAATTCTCAAAACAAAGTATCCTTTAATAAAAAGTTCAATCTCAAAGCCCGCCACTCAAGCGGGTTTTGCTTTTCTTACTAACCATCACGATGCTTTTCATGACTGCGCCTCCAAGTTGAATAAAGATTGTTGAAAATAACTTTGTTCAGCAGCAACAAGGTTGATCCATAGCACTTCTTGGCGTTTGGCCCCGGCTTCCGCTGATACTTCTCGTATTTCTCTTTTCCAATGCCTGAGTCGTTCATCGTATATTGGATGTGCATACCCTGAGAGAAGGACAGGACCAGGGTGCTTGTCCAAAGTCTCAAGCAACTCAACATGATCATCAATTGTCATTTCGTGTTTGTAATGCCGCTTTGTCCGCGTTTCGATGATGTAAGGCGGGTCCGCGTAAACAAGAACCTCTTTTCGCTTATACCTTTCAAGCAGCTGGACTGCCGGCTGATGTTCAATCTGAGCCTCTTTCAGTCGCTTGGCTACTAACAATAGCTTTGCAGGCAGTTTACCCCACTCTTTTGCTGTGTCAGGCCCGTTACTACTGATCAAGCTCCGCCATCCTGTCCGGTCACTTGTTTTCGCTCCTATGGCCTGCCAGCAACGAATGAGAAAACGTCGGGCGTCCTCTATTTCATCGCCTGATTCAGAATCATAGGAGGCGTAATATTCCTCTCTGGATAACGGCGTCCATTCAATTAATCCCGCAAGCTCTTCCGGATGATCCCGAATGACTTTGAATAGATTGACCACGCTGCTATCCAGATCATTGATTGTTTCGATGGTCGAGGGCTGTTTATTAAAAAACAATGCTCCGGATCCAAAGAATGGTTCAACGTATGTTTTATGCTCGGGCATATGGCTGATGATCCAGTCTGTCATTGACCATTTACTGCCCGGATAGTGTAAAATCCGCGGAAATCCCATCCCGTCACCCCATCAATCCCGGCAGGACAGCGACAGCGAAGAAGAAAAGCCCCACGCAAGCCCCGACCAGCCAGATATTTGTTTTATCCCGTTTAGCGATAATGGTATGATCGCCAATCATTTTCAGGTCGTCAGACCGCGCGACCAGCGTGGGGATGTAGTCCGGGTGGACCTTTAAAAGCTCGGCTGCCTGCTCGACGGTCATTGCTTCGTCCTTCGTGGCCTTCACGTTCCGCTGGAGTTCTACTTGTAATGGCATCATTTTGCAGCACCGCCTAACATTTCGGGATTCTGATGTACGTTGCCGATTAACTCACCATACATTTGAACAAAATCCCAACGTATTCCACCCGCATAAAATCCGGAATCATCTTCTGACCATTTAACGACTAGATTAAACACCCGGCCGTGTGATTTATAACAGATAATATCTCCAGCATATATTTCTTTTTCCATAAGCTTTTTGCCCGTCCATAAATCGCGGCTGATCAACTCGTAACCAAACTCTTCACAAAAGACGGGAGACAGTTTGCGCGCCGGGCGTTCTTCAAGCTGACTGATATAGTACGTTTTCAATTCGACATTGCCTGTTTCCTTATGTCGGAATACATATCGGATTTTGATGTTATTCATTCCGCAGCCCCCTCCAATGCTTTTCTGGCCGTTTGCCCTCCGTCGAGTTCGACAGCTGGTGGACAGTCCTCGAATTCTTTTGTGTAATTCGTCTCCATCGCATAAAAAGTCAACGCTTCTTTCATCTGCTCGTTTTTAGTCTTCTGTTGCCGAACCTTCCCCTGTTCCATTCGCAGTAAGACTTTCATATTCATTAGTTCATCCGATATTTTCGCGGTCTGGGTTTCGGCTCTCCGCCATTCATCAAGATGGTTGCTGGATTTCTCATGAGCTTGTTTTAATTCCCCTCGTAGCCTACTGATCTCTTCCTGAGCCTGCCGAAACTGAATGACCGTGACTTCCTGTTGGCGCTGGTGCTCCCGATTCATAGCCTGTTGCATGATTAACTCTTCCGCGAGCTTTTCGGCTGCTGCTTCTAAAGAAATTTGCTCAGGTGTACTGGCTGGCGTTTTTGAAAGGGCGCAAATGTAAGAGCCGGTATATAAAACCTCACCTTTTGACAAGTTGATTTTGAATTCTTTCATGCCCGGGCCTCCCGGTCTAAAAGACATGTTTTGCATACAACCCATTGAGCTGAATAATATATTTTTCCGCAGCGTTCACACTTGCGGGCAATTTCATTTTGATACATTTTCCGTTCCTCCCCCGCAGGGGAAAACCCCTGCTAATTGAATTTGTGGCCGATCTCGTAATCACAACGAGCCAAGCCGCCTTTTACTGTTTGAATGATTGTTTTACCGTGTTCAGGTGCCTCAACAACATACGCGGCGTTTTGGTTGCCGTCTAACACGATGACAGACACCTTCCCCGGCTCAATAAATTGAGAAACACTTGTATTTTGATTGAGTGATATATGTTTTGGCTGCATGTTCAAAGCCTCCGTATGGTATAATAAAAGTGTCTAGGTTTTATTTACCATACGGTGGCGTTTGCTTTAGCGGCCGTCCTTACATCCAACAGTTTGACGGGAATAGCTGTATGCCAACCTTTGGTTTTTCCGTCGGAATGATTGGGTGTTTTTTTATATACTCAACGCGTTCCTCTTCGCTCATTACCCGTGTTGTAACTTCTCCGTGCCGACGCAAGTTTTTGTTTTCTGTCATGGTGCTGTCCTCCTATTCTTTGTTCATGCCTTTGATTTGAAGATTATATAAGCGCTCAAGCTCTTCATCTGTCTGGCGGTTTAAAAAATCTCTGCCATAAGAGCCGATAAGCAAAAGCCATTCCATTAAATGCTTTCGTTCTGCCTGTCCCAAACGTCTGCCACTCCCTTCATAATCAGCATTTGTAAAGCTGCGTTCCGTACCTCCGGGGCACAGTCTTCATAACGCACGATGACCATAAGTTGATGGACGGTTGCTTTTTCAAAACGGAAGCTTTTGTTTGTTGCGCTCATCTTCTGACGCTTCCTTTCCGAGCAAGCCGGATTCCCGAGGCTCTATGAGGTCTCTTTTTGCTTGGTCAATGACAAGGAATAACGTTTCATCTTCATTCCGTTTCAGCTCTTTTGCTATGTTGAGATATGACTCATTTGCCGCCCATAGCTCCCGGAAACGCCTAATTTCGCTGTCATAAAACATGAAGTTTAGCTCCTGAAATGGGATATACACCGGGCTTTCTTCAAACAAATAGCGCAGTCGATACATTTTATCTTTCATTGTTTTCTCAGATATTCTTATTCTTTTGTTAGCGCGTAAACCGTTCTTGCGGGCGGGCAGAATATTTTTTCTTGCAAAGTCCATGACCAGCAAAATGATTTCATTCGAATCCCTGTTTAATAATTCCGACATATCAAGAATTGATTTCCCATCATGCCAGTATTGAACGACCTTTTTTAGCTGGACCATTGACCACTCATAATTCATATTTTCTAAAGCCAGTTCAAACCGTTCGGCATTGACCGCCTGACTCATGCTAAACACTCCCTTTTGTAATTCATATAGCGGTGAACCAGTATGAGACGGTGCTCGTGCTGTAAGTGCTCTAAGACAAGCCAGTTCTCAATGGTCAGGCCGTTTGCCTTAATGATTGCTTTTTGCGCACGCGTCGGACATTTACCACGTTTCACACTGCATTCCCCCTAAGTTTTGATAGTCTGCTATTTTTTGTTCAAGAACCTTGATAAGCTCGTCTAATTCTTTTTTGCGCTGGTCATCCGTTAATTTGCGTTCAGGGACGATTTGCAGCACGCCGGGCATGATTGCCTGTATCAACGTTTTCACCTCCTTAAACCAGCGATGCCGGTGTCTTGCGGCCTTTGCCTTGTTGCGCCTCTTTAAACTCGATTTTTTCAAGATGAGCTGTAAGGCGGTTAACGGTCTTTTTGTCATAAAGCTTTGCTAAAGCCAATCCGGTAAGGTTTGTTGTTACAATCGTCACCTTGCCTTGCCTACCAGTAGAGATCCCATACCAGACCCTCTGAATGAAATCAGGTGCTGTCCTTTTCTCGTTATCTGTGTCGCCCACTTCGCTCCCCAAGTCGTCGATGACGAGATAATCGACTCGTGTAAGCAGTTCGATCGCCTTGGACTCCGTAAGTTTTTCAGAATCATCGTTGAAAGAATTTTTTATGCGCCGCATAAGTGCGTCACTATTAACAAAAAGGGCTGATTTTGCATATGCTTCTTGACTCTTTTTGTTCAGTTCTTTAAGCCCTGATATTGCCAGATGACTTTTGCCGGCATTGGACACACCGGTTATAAATATGTTCATGATTACGCCCGCTTTGATCTGATCAACCAGTTCAAGCATCCGGCGTTTGTTCTGTTCATCCTCCTGGTTGTAACAGTGATATGTTTCAAACGTTGCCTTTTCCAGAGTTGGATCGGCAATGAGTGAGTGTGTAGAAAGAACCCTTCTCTCTACCTGACGGCGCCAAACCTCAGCTTCTTGTTCAATCTCCTTATTGCGCTGCTCCCTTTCGCACATAGGACACTTTACAGAGCCGTTCCAAAGTTTCATGAGCTGAACTGGATACGGTTTTTCTTCTCCGCCTATTATCCGAGTGTGTTTGTCACAGTAAATGGGGTTGCCGTGCTTGTCAGTATGGAATATCATCCTGCGAGATATTTCGCCCTCTACTGCTGCTGCTTGCTCCTTTGTGAAGTCCTCCATGTGGTCCATTCCCCCGTTCGCGTTTCATTTGCATAGTAAGGTCATCAAATTTTTGATTGAGCTTATCAGCTGATAAGATATTCGCAAACCAAAAGTCATGGTTTTGCGTCCATATGATCATGTCTTTAATTTCTTCGTATGTTCGCGGCTGCTCTCTGTTCTCCATCATCAAGCGAAAACGATTAGCCCATTTTTCAAGGTTAGGGACCTTCGCTTTTGGGTTGTTCCGCTGAATAAGAGAAAATAAGAGCTTTGCCAAATTCATGTGGACGTCCTCAAATTTCAATTTGGGGACATATATATTCTTTTCTTTTTCTTTTTCTTTTTCTTTTTCTTTTTGTCCCCTTGACGTCGACGTATCGTGACACGTATCGTCAACGTATCGTGAAAACAGTTCCCTGATAGACTCGTTCGGTATATGCGGATAAACCAATTCGATTAGTGAACGATCCTTTACCTCTCGCAACTCTTTTTCTATGCAATCCAGCATAGGCTTCCCGGCTTTATTGAGGTTGTAACGCCCCCATTTTAAAATGGCAATTTCTCGGGTACCCGGATTGTATTCGACCAAATGATGATGATGCTGAAACCGATCCATAAGGCTGTTTATGGACTCAATAGAGTGTCCAATATCAAAAGCCATTTGCTTCTTGGTGATCGAGTAAATGCCTATTTGTGAGGTGAATGGATTCGTCAATAGATACAGATAAAAGTACCTATCCTCTGGTGTCATTTCCTCAAGCACTTTCGGATCTTGCCAAAATTCGGTTCTTACGTGGCGATATTTAGCCATTGTTTCTCCCTCCTTGCGTTGCGGTCTCTGCCTTCGTCAAAGACCATACAGACCGCTTACCGTTGACAATTACAGAGCCGAGGGTGTTTTGCTGACATTGATCAGACAGGCAGGTGCCGCCTTGAGCTTTTAGTTCGGCAATTGCCTTTTCGTGAGTATTAACAGACTCGCTTATAATTACGTGAATTTGATTATGCAGCCAGACGTGGCTTTCTAAAAACACATGTATTCTCCTTTCAGTTATTTGTTGAAAATCTCAGCAAAGTGTTTATCTAAAAAGGCAGCCATTTTAGAAGCTTGAAAGCTCCAGTTTTGCCCTTTAGCTTGCGGGTAAAATACAAAACCCCCGTTTACCGAATCTAAAACTTTGCGGAACCGACTTGGGTATAAAATGTTTTCTTTGATCCACTCGCTTTTACGTGCTGTCTTTTTCTCAAGGTCTTTCATGTTCCAATAGACCCCGGATAACGATTGTTCTCTTAGTTCCTGGAGTTCCACCTTGCTGATGAGAATTTTGTCAGCAGGGATCGGAATTGACAGGCTAACATCAAGAAGTTGTTCCATAAGTTTCTCCTCTCATGTCTTTTAAAAATTTTACTCACTTTTATTTTGTTCCTGTCAGTACCATTATTGTTCAAAAAAAAATCGGATCTTAATATTAAGTTTCTTCGTGACCTTTTCAATCGCCTGCATAGAAAGATTCGCTTTCCCTCTCTCAACTCTTGAGATGTATGAAGCTGTGTACCCTAAGAATTGAGCGAATTCGATTTGAGACATTTTCCGCTTTTTTCGGATTTTTTGGAGCAGACGTCCAAACTCTTTCAGATCGAACATTTGTTTTAACACATCCTTTTTGTACCTGAAAGGAACAATTTGATCTTAACATAGCGATTTTTTTTACACAAGTGCTTTTTAAAAGAATTTTCTCGTGAGGTACACGATATGGTATAATTACCTATGAGGAATAAGGTTAATTTTTCAAAAGAGCAGGTGTTATTATGGGAAATATGAAAATGGGAGAAGCGATTCGGCGTATTCGTAAGGAAAAGAAAAAAACATTAGATGAAGTTGCCGAAGCTGTGGGAATTACACACAGCTACCTTTCAAGAATAGAAAGAAATTTACAACAGCCATCAATACAAGTAATAGAAAAAATCGCTGACTATTTAGGCGTCCACAAATCATACTTGTTTTTTGATGAAGAGAGCCTAGAAAAGTATTCAGAACCAGAGAAGCAGCTTCTTTCACAGAAGAGTATAACAATAGATGATCTCAAGAAGCTAAACATTGTCCACGATAACGGAAGTAAGATAACAGAAGAAGAATTGCAAATGGTTATAAATTATTTAAAGGAATTAAGGGAATTAAAAGAACGACATTTGAAAGATTTAAATTAACCAACTTTAAGTTTTTTTGTGTCCACATTTTTCTCCTTTTCAATTTCCTTTTTTAGATTCCCGATGATGTTCTCGAATGTAATATGCATGATGTGTTTCCCCTCCCAAAATAGAACGTTTGTTCCTATTATATTTAATAACAATTTTAAAATAAATACTTTTTCAGGAATTTCCTATTTTCGTTTTTCTGGAAAACAGGAAATATCCCCGAAAAGTACGAAAGACGTTGCCAGTCATGGCAGCGTCTTTTTGTTTTTTTATGTACTTTTCGGGAGTCAGATATACTACATGCCTACTCTTATCTCAGTCGTTTGAAAACTTCCGCCTGCTTCAGAATGGTTTAACGAAACACCCACAAAAGCAGTAGTCAGTATACCGAACGCTAAAACTAAGATCAATGACATTTTTCTCATCTGCAACACCTCCCACTTCTAAATATTAAAATTAAATCCTAATTTTATCAAGTCAATTTTAGGAAGAGTTGCTCTAAATTGATCTTGCTGTTGAGAAAAATAATAAAGGGATAGCAATAATTTTTCAGCGTTTTCTTCTCTTTTCCCATCAAAAAGAAGAGCATATTTTTTATAAAAGGAATCCGAATAGAAAGAGTTTAATGGCTCGGATCTTCCTAAAGCCTTTGCGAATTCAGTCACTTGAAACTCCTTTGAAATTTCTTTGTTCCAATAATATTGTAATATGGCTATTTCCTCTTTATTCTGGACCATTTCCTCACTGCGATCAGGGAAATTTGCAAGTAAGTTCAAACACCTCAAATAGTACCTATAAGAATGGCAATATGATTCATTCATATAAGACAATGCCAATATGTACAAAGCTGTCATATTCAAATTGATACTGAGGTCTTTTTCAAGGAGAGAGAAGGCCGCCTCTCTCGCCTTATTAACGTCGTTGTTTTGTTTTAAATATATATTCACTAAGACTTCTTCTATACGAGCAGTAAATGCGATTTTCAAAAATGGATCTGATAAATTTTTAATAAGACTTCGAATGGATCGAATATGGTATAGAGTGATCTCATACCTGCCATTATAAAAGTACCCATACATTTCTAGTATACTCAACAACGTTCTCATTTCGTCACAAGAAGGACTAAACTTCTTTAATCCTTCGGTATACTCAATATTCCCAAAAGAGAATCTTGAATTAAGAATAAATCTATAAATATTAGACCATAGATCGTATTTGCCATCCCTTTCAATCTGGGCGCTTATCAATGCCTCTATAACAGAATATAATTGCTTAGTGTAGCAATATTCCAAAGCGGAAGCATAATTTTTCTTTTTCACTCCAGTTAAGCAGTGCTGTTCCATCAATGCAGTTTCATTTTCTGGATCAACATACCTTATGATCTCTCGAACCATCCAAAAATTAATTTCTTTTCCGCTAAGAAACTTACTTAAATAGCCTTCGCTAATCCCGATTTTAGCAGCTATAACATTCTGCTTTTCATCAGAGGATTTTATTAATTCTTTTAGATGGATCCTTATATCTCTAGCTGCTACTGTTTCCATATGATCACCTTTTCACCTCAAATTTAACATAATCACAAAGAAAATTTTGTCGAACGATGGCGATAAGATTTAGAATTTTTTGATTTTTTACGTTATAATTTATTCCTTTCAATACTTATTATACCTTATTTTACAATGGTTAACTAAGCGAAAAGCCTTATTTGGAACAATCTTTTAAATAAATTAAGATAGTGCTATCCTATTATTGGAGAATTAAAGTTCCCCCTATAGGAGTGAATGAAATGGCTAGTTTCCTAAAACGCGGTAAAACGTGGCAGTATTGCGTTAGCGCTAAACCCAAGCCCATCAGGAAAGGCGGATTTAAAACTAAGAAGGAAGCTCAAGTTGCTGCCGCAGAGGTTGAAGAAAAATTGAGGAAATATAAAACGCCGGGCACAAAAAAAGTCCTCTTTGATGAATACTTTAAAAGTTGGGTAAATGTTTATAGAGCTGATATTGGTGCCATCACTCGTGAAGGTTACTATATTACACTTAGAGAAATTTCAGAGAATTTTGCAGGAAGATATATCAATGACATCACTAAACGAGAATATCAAGAGTTTTTAAATAAGTTTGGATCTGAACACGCAAAAGAAACTGTTAGAAAAATAAATACGCACATTAGAGCTTGTGTGCAAGAGGCAATTGAAGAAGGGATTATTCCGTTTGATTTTACCAGAAAAGCAAAATTGATTGGAAGCGTGGAATCAAAACGCCCGGAAGAAAAACACTTGAATTATGTTGAAAGTCAAAAGCTTTTAAATGAATTATATGTGCGCAAGGATCAGTCTATCGGGTATTATTTATTAATACTGGCCCTCACTTCAGGAATGCGATTTTCTGAAATGTTGGGATTAACACTCGAGGATTTCAACTTTGAATTAAATGAGATTACAATCAACAAAACCTGGGATTATAAAAAAGGAACGGGTTTTGCTACGACAAAAAATGCGTCTTCAAATAGGACCATTAAAATGGATTCTAATACAATGGATTTATTCAAAAAGTTGTTATCCGAAATGCCTGATAACATACATAATCTTGTATTTTATAGTCCTCGCAGTTCTAGAAAAGTCATCACTAATGAATTTGTCAACAAAATATTGAAAAAGACATTGACGGACTTGAAAATAGAACCAATTTCGATACACGGGTTAAGACATACACATGCCAGCGTGTTACTCTACAAGAGGATTTCAATTTATTATGTCTCAGAGCGTTTAGGGCATGCTAAGATAGATACCACGCATAATTATTATTCACACGTAATTAAAGAACTACGTGAAGAGGATAACCAAAACACCCTTGATTTATTTGAAAAAATGCCTGACGTGAAAACATCCGGAAATGTGCAAAAAATGTGCAAAAAAAAATAAAATCGCATCGTTTTTCAGCGGATTCTCACAAAAATAAAAAGCTTGCAAAAACGACGAAAACCCTTGTGTGACAAGGGTTTTTCTGTTTTACCGACATTATTAATCCGCGCCTATCTTATACAAAAAACGCTCTAGGAGAGATTCGAACTCCCGACCTGCAGTTTAGGAAACTGCTGCACTATCCGCTGTGCTACTAGAGCCTGCTTCTATTATAGTAACGCTGGCGGCCGTTTTTTTCAAGTCTACAGCCCTCCGAACACCTTATAGGCGGCTCTCGTTGTATCTTCATCTATTCCGATATAACGCATTGTAATAGACGGAGAAGAATGATTCAAAATCCTCTGCAGTTCAGCAATGTCTTTTGTCCTCTGATAAAAATGATACCCGAACGTCTTTCTAAGCGTGTGCGTTCCGATTTCCTCCAACCCGCAAGCGGCAGCCGCTTCCTTTAATATTCTGTATGCCTGAATCCGGGATATGGGCTTATTCGTCCGTTTTGATTTAAACAAATAGTCATCCTCTTTCATGTCTTTTGTATAAGCGTATATGTCGGCCTTTAAAGACTCCAGTATCAGAATTTTTCTTTTCTTTCTCGTTTTGCTTTCGGTTGCCCACACATGGTCTTTGTTCCTTACATCCCTCACGCGAAGCGGCAGAACATCTGAAATCCGCAGTGCGCTGTTCATGCCGAAAATAAATAAAAAATAATCACGATCACTTTTTTTCATTAAATACTGTTTGACTTCCTGGATCTTCTCCAAACTTCGGATCGGCTGTACGATATGCAT